TTCTGCGCCGACGTAATCCCAAATATCTGCCGCTTGCCAGTCCACAATGGGGTTTACTACTCGCTTCCCCTTGAGCTGGCACGTTTCAAATAATCGGCGATCCTCGTCGTTATCGTTTGATAAGATCAGGTTGCTTTGCGGCTTAGACGCTAATACCTCTAAGCCGCCACGGCGTTTCCTGGCCGTGGATTCCGCCCAGCGAACACCCGTAGCGATAAACCGATTCTTGCCTCCCCCTTCTTTAAGGACGGCGCAACAGTACCGCATCAGGCGTGTGGGCGGCATGAGCTTCTTTTGAATCAGTTTCCACATGGTCATACGGGAGCCGTCCGGCTGGACGTGCTTGTCCACGTCGCATTTGATGCCCTTGCATTCCAGCCGATAAAACGTATCGTACACGTGCCGCACCGTCTCCGGCGCGTCTGCCGTGGTCAGACTGTGCAATACTTCAAACGGGATTCCGCTTGCCTGGGCCATGTGAAGCAGCACGTCGCTGTCCTTCCCGCCGGAATATGTAATCACTAACGGTTTTTCAAAAAGTCGCAGGCTCATATCCGATGCCGCTTTCAGCCGCTCAATGGCGGTCTGCTCCAAGTCGCTCATACGCCCTCCAATTCCCCGCCGCAGGCAGCATATCCGGCCAGATCGATCCAGTTATCTGCCTTGCCGTGGCCGGTGGCGATGCGGGCGATCTTGAACAGGCACATCATAGCAGCAACATCTTCCGGTCCAATTTTCAGAACGGGATGGGAGGGGTGGTCCACATTACCCGTGGTTATCTGCAAGCACTTGGCCTCCAGGTATGGCGTCCAGAGCTTGGATATCATCTCGAAGGACCGCTCTGGGCTGCCATAATCCTGGTCCCTGTCTCCGCATACACACTGCTTGGCAGCGGCTAAAATCTCTTCACGGGTCATTCCTCCACCTCCGCAAGCCAGAACGCCTTTTTGCACTCAAAGCAAGGTTGCGCATTGCAGTTAATGTCTGCATCTGAGAACACATCCATCGGGCAAGCATTGAGGCACCCGTGTGCCAAAATGCGTGCGTCAGGGTAATGCTTCAAGAACTCGCTCTGGCGGGTTTTGGCGGGATGCCTCTCGGCCCACTGTTCAACAATGGCGACTTTTTCCTCGGCAGATATGGCGCTGTAGCTGCTATCGAGCTTACAAGATGTATTATCACCAGCCGGACACGACCAGCATTTGCTATAATAATCATTGCACATTCTCATGGCCGCACGGGTAAACTTAACTGCATCCATCATTCTGCCTCCTTGATTTCCACGCGGATCGTATCTCCGCTCCAAAATTTGTGTTCCACGGCTTGAAACCACTTACGGTTATCGTCTGGCAAAATATAGCCTTTCATCGCATCCACAAAGGCCTTGCCCAGCGCACCGTGATTGTCGATGTCCAGATTGTCATTCCAGAAAAACGTCACCTTGACGGGGCGATTTGCCAGACGTTTTGTAATTCCTGCCTTACGCATTGCCCAGTGGGCCAGCTCGTGCAGCTCTTCCGCGTCCTTCTTCCGCTGTGACCAATGTTTACCGGCGTAATACGCGTTCAGACCAAACCGCTTGTTCCACGCCGCTTTACCGCGCTTTGTTGCCGGATAGGGGATTTCAAATGCAATCACCGTTTTTCCTCCTTGCCGTTGGTAATGACACTGACCACGCGGACGCGGCCCAGAGGCTCCAACAGCATGGCCACGGCCTCTTTGGTTGCCAGCAGGTCACCGTCCTCATGGACATCAATTACAAGCCTTGTCATGCGCCCTCCTTGGGTCTGCCCGGAACTGGGGGCAGGTATAGATTTTGTAAGATTTGGCGGAGAAATTTTCCGGGCCTCGGTCCAGGTGGTTCCGGATGATGGTCGGTTCCGCCTTCCAGCCGGGGACGGGTTCCCCATTTGCGGACCATGAACAGCCGCCGCAGGCATTTGCGCAATCCCAGCAGGGCTGGCTATACGGAGCAATGTAGCAATCCGTCAGCTTAATATCCGTAGCCATTACACATACCCCCAAGCGTCCTCGCATTTGAAGCCGGGGCCTTTCGCACCCTTACGGCCACCGCGATCCTGTTCTTTCGCCAGCCAGCGGGTAATGAATCCGCGTACACCACGCGCCGTTTTCCGCTTCGCCGGGTTATTCAGGCACCATTCCCGCATCTCCCGCAACTGCTGTATCACGTCGACAGCAGGGTACACGCCCGCCCATTCCTGGCATTGCTCCTGCGACACTGGATATTCAGTGCCGTCATTGAGGGGGATGGAAACCACCGGCGGGGATGCCGTTTGCGGCTCGCCGCCTACTTCTTCTGGATTCTGGATTCTGGATTCTGGATTCTGGATTGGATTACGGGCGCATTTGCTTTCACCTGCTTGCAATTGATTGCAATTGATTTCAGATGTAATCAATCCGTCAGCAGGTGCCGGGAATTTGCTTACTTTGTTCCTCACCGTCTGGTGCTCGCTCCAGTTTGGAAAACATAGGTACGGTTCTCCGTCAACTTCATAGAGGATCACAGAGCCTATGGTCGCCAATTCTGCAAGCGTCTTACTGATCGTTCCCTCAGTCACACCTTTTCTGCGGGGGAATACAAAGCCTTTGAGCAATTCCGGGTCTGCGCTGCCGCGCCCATAATCATCAACGTAGGTGATCAGGTACGCCCACAAGCGGAATTGGAAATCCGACATTGCGTTGATGCTTTTGCTCGTCCTGATACTATCCTTGATGATCCTGTTCGGCATTCACCCACCGCCTTAGAACGGGAGGTCCCCATCGTCCGCGATTTCGCTGAAACCGCCCTGCGGTTCGCTCTGCGCTGTGTCCCCGCCGTCCCGCTTGGAATCGGCAAAGTACACGTTGTCGGCCACGATCTCGGCGCTGCGGCGTTTATTGCCGTTCTTGTCGGTCCAGTCACGCAGCTGCAAGCGGCCTTCCACCACGGCCATGCGGCCCTTAGAGAAGTACTTGCTCACAAATTCGGCTGTATTACGCCAGACCACGATGTCGATGAAGTCCGTTTCCTTTTCGCCGGACTGGGACTTGAAATCCCGGTCAACCGCCACGGTGAAGGATGCCACCGCCGTGCCGCTGTTGGTGCGGCGCAATTCAGGGTCACGGGTTATCCGGCCCATCACAATAATTCTGTTCAGCATGAAATAGCTCCCTTTCTGTAAATCATGTCCTCCCGGTTCCAATCCGGGTAAAATGCTTTCATGTGCGCCACCAACCGCACGTAGATGCGCTCGCGGTCTCTTAATGGCCCCTCGTCATACAGGCGGTGGCAGCGGGGGCAGAGAGTTGCAATGTTCTGCTCAATTCCTCTGCCGCCCTGCGAACGCCGTACCACATGGGCCACCGGCGCGCCTGCGGGAGACCCGCAGATCACGCACTGGTGATTGTCCCGCGCCCATACAACAACCTTCACGGATTGCGGAATGGACGTGGCCTTTGTCATTTTGTGCATCCCCATTCCTCCATCATCCCCGCCAGCTTCTCCTGAGGCAGGGTCTCAATACCTTGCTCCGCGCAGTCCTGAACCGCCATATCGATCAACCGTGACATCTGAGCGGTATCGTAGGTGCTGGAACCGTAGTAAAGTACAACGTTCGTGCAGCCCGGAAGCTTGCTGGGCATGGTATCCGTCAGCCAGCCCAGCCCGTTATGCTCCCAACCGCTCCGCAGCTTGTCTACGCCTTTAGCCGGAATGCACACCGTTTCGTTGTTGCCGCCGATCTCCCGAATGTAGCTTCGGTAAATATCCGTCTTGGGAATCCGGGTCTTTTCGGCCAACCGGTCAGCCAGACTCCAAAAGTACGCATTCGAATCGAGGCTCCGCTTCTCCCGGTGTTCCTTGATCTCCACGTCGTAGACCTTGCCGGGTTTCAGGCTGTCAAGCACCTGCCGCGCTTTGTTGGTCTGGACGCAGAGCCAGTCCCCGGCACTGTCCATAGACCAGCGGAACGATGTGGCATTAACCCGCTGCATAAAATTCCTCCATGTTGGGCCAATGCCCTGTCCGCAAGCATCTTGCCAAATACCGAAGCCTTGGCAAATACGCGTCTCTCACCCAACACTCATCATACTGGACTTCATGGCTGGATAATCGCCGGGTGTCCACCGCCAAAAAGTAATTCTGCATTTCGGCCTCAGTCAAACGGTATGCCACAATGTTGCATCGCTTCCGATGTCTCCAAAACCCGTATCCGCTGGCAAACATTTCAACCTGGCATTGCTGCCAATATGCTTTGCTGACCTTAAATACCGGTTTCCCATAGGTTTTTACTTCAATGATCGTATCCGGAAACTCGCCGTCATAATTTACCCGCAGCCGATATCGCCGTATGCGAATCTGCTTGTCCATAGTTCTTACGCCAATTGCTGACAAGATGCGATGCTCATATGCCGTTCCGGCCTGCATGGCGGGCGTCGTAAAGTGTTCTTTACGAACCCCTATTTTTTGCAGCCACCAGCGGTGGAATGTTTCCGTGTCCCACCGACCCATGATGATTGCTGTGTCTGATGCCCCAAACCATCCGCTCCGGTCATGGTTGTGGATCATAGCCGCATCACAGCCTTTTCCAACTTATCAATCGTTGCGAAATATCCAAGCATTGTGCCTAACTGTTTTTCGTTGATATTCAATGCGTGCAGCAGATCTTTGTGGTCAAGACCCCGCTGCTCTTTTGCCGTAATGAGCCGTTCCAGTCTCTCCTTGATGGCCCAGATGCTATGGCGGCTCAAATCATCCTCGCCGTCATCCGCATCGGATTCCGCCCATAAGTCAAATCCAAGACCGGTTCTGATGGCAACGCCCTTCACAAATGCTCTGGCAAGGGCATTGTTAATCCGCAGCTGGTTCAGAGTGTCAGTGTAAACCACCAGGGATCCATTCAGCAGCGGCGTATCGTATACAAATTCCAAATCGTCAATGTGGATCAACACCCGCACAAACCAGCATTCCGTATCGCGCCCTTTGCTGGTGGACACTTTTGCTTGGGGCCAAAGATAAGTGTGAGTGGTTGGGCACTCCACCGGCGCATACCACACATCATTTGCTCCGTTTTCGTGCAGCAGCTTCACACATTTGCCCCAACTCAAATACGGGACTTTGATTGTCTTCCCGTTTTCGTCTTTGGCATCCCGCGTATCGCATTGTGGACGCACATCGATTTTAATTAACTCGTTAAATGATTTCAGTGCCATTTTCTTTCCTCCTATATCTCGCAAACCGCACGGTCTCGCCGTAGCGGTTCTTCTGTGTGACCGTCTCCACGTCCAGCGCCACGCCGTCCCGCCGCAAGTCAGAGACCCGCGCCGTGAAATTGGCGATCCCGCACTCACTCATGGCCTCGGCCCGTGTGATACTGCCGTGTTCATCCAGATACTTCAAGATCCGCTCACACTGCGTCATATCAGCCCTCCGGGATGTCGATGATTGCCACCCCCATGGCCCGTGCAACGGTCTCCGGGTCGCTGTCCACCGCATCCTTCATCCACTCCTTGAAACACTCCGGGCAGTAGCACTCGCCGTTCACCAGGAACCCAGGGGCCACGTCATCGTAAAGGCCGGGGTCCATCACCGTGGAACAGTGGGCGCACACCGGATATACCTTGCATCTCATTTCCACGCATCCCCTCTCTGCCACGCCTTCGTGGCGCTGTTCTGGCTGGTGTAACCGCAGCTCTTGGCGCCGCAGAACCCGCAGCGCACGTAATGCTTAAACGGCGCGTCCGTGGATTGCACCCGCTCACCGCTGTCCGTCCCGCACACCGGGCAGGGCGATAGCGGCATCCGCTCTTTTCGATTCCTTGCGTTCATCTCGCACTCACCACCATATACGACAGGGCAATCAATAAAAGCGCCAGAAAGCATATGAAGCCCATCCATGCGGAGGCATCCGACTTCCGCTGCTCCCGCGTCCGTCTGTCACGCTTCATGCCGTCCCCTCCTCTCAATGAAATCCACGATCTTGAAGGGCCACGTGGCCGCATACGCCACGCCCAGAATTATAAAAAACAAACTCCGATCCATTACCGGCACCTCACTAACTGCGCCAACTCCTGCGCGTCAAATTTCAAAAGCTTGTCCAGCTTGTCCAGGTCATCCAGCGTCATGCGCGTTATGCCGCAGATTCGCTTGCTGACCCATGCGTCCGGCAAGCCCATAGCCCGTTCCATGCTCCGCTGGTTCCGGTATCCCCGTAAATGTGCCTTGCTTTCGATCAGGTTCCGGCGGAAGTCGATCCGCTCCTGCCGGATGTCACGATTCAACTTTACTTTCGGCATTGCCTTTTCCTTTCCCCTGTGCTAAAATAGCCACAGGACACATATCTAAGCCTAAGATTTGTTCCGCCGCCCTGCCCGGTCTGCTACACCGGGCGGGGCATTTTTTATTCCCCATCGCTGGATTCGAACAGTTCGTCCACCGCCACGCCGTACATCCTCGCCAGCTTCTTGTGGTACTTCCGTGCCGGTCGCCAGTCGCCCAGTTCCCAATGCGTCACACAGGACAAGTCCACATTCAGTTTCTTTGCCACCTGTGCACGGGTCAGGCTGGAACGTTCTCGAAGTTCCTTCAATGCCAAGTCATGTGCCCTCCTTTCGGTGTGAGAAATCATTGACTGCGGCAGAAATATGTGGTATGGTAAGCATGGGAGTTAAACTACGCGCCAAATGGCGTACTCTGTTGCAGAGGGGTATTCCATTTAGCAAACGAGTTCGCTTCCAACCGCCCCGAAGTTTGTTGCAGAGACTTCGGGGCGGTTTTTTTATCTCTGCCGCAGTCAATACCCGCCGAAACCTCATGAATGTGAGAAATCACGCTTGACACGACCCGGGAAGCGTATTACAATGAAATCGCCAAAAGACATTGCAAGAGCCGCTTTTATGGGGGCTGATTTTTGTGTACCCTTTTCCGGTGGGCTTAGGTATATGATACCTCACAACATTTAACTTTGCAATAGCGATTCCTAAATTTTTTTAACTTTGGCAAATGTGACAAATCTGAGGTTTATTTATGGACATTGTGTTGGAGCGCATATTGAGCCTTATTCCCAAAGGGCCAGACGGGAAATATGTGCATGGCGCAAAAACGAAATTTGCAAAGAAGATTGGGTACAACGATGGTGCAATCGTTGCTATGTGGGAGAACGGAAGCAGCATTTCGTACAATAAAAAGCTGTACCAGATAGCTGACCAATACCACGTATCCGTTGAATGGCTCCAGGGCAAAACGGAAGATAAGAGCATAAAAGAAACCCCCGATCCGAAGATCGAGGGCGTAAGTCCTACCGTTCAAGAGCTGTTTGATTTTATCGACACGGCGACCGACGCCGAGCTGAACGAGTTGTTGCGCTATGCGCAATTTTTGATGAGCAAGCGATGAACGATTGGTTAAAGGACGGGTTTGAGACCGGCTATATCAGCGAGGATAATTCCGCAGCCGGACAGCTCAAGAAATTAGAAGAAAAGCGCATCGATGAGCTTCGCCAATATGTTGCCTACCAACAGGCCGAGAATGACCGGAAGGAGAGACAGGCGGTCATTGATCGCCAAAAGCAGAGAAAGCACGACTTTGTCGTTGCCGGCTTCTCCAGTGTCACAAGCGTTTTGCTTACCTTGCTTGTTGAGCATTTTCATAAAGTTCTCTCCTTTGTTCTTTCGATTTTCTCCTGATCTCACGCGCGGCAAGCAGCAATGCGTTTTGCTGCGCATCGCTCATAGTGAGAATTTTTTCTTTCAGTTTTTCTCTAATCATTGTATCACTTTTCACGTCATTGCGCAACATTTTGTGTCCCTCCAAATAATTGATAGTAACGGGGCTATATGTCGATTATCGTACAAAAGTGCGGTCGAAAATACAAAAAACAGGGGAGAGAATTTATTATGGTGTGTCCAAATTGTGGGAGCGAAAACGTAACGATTGAAATCCAGCAAGTGTCGACCTCCACGAAAAAACATGGAAACGGAATCGGCGGGCATCTGAACAATGCCGCCCGCGGCGTGACTGCGTTTTGCACTCTCGGCATGTCTAATCTCGTTTGGAAAAAGAGCAAGGGGAACGAAAAGACTGTCGTTAAAAACGAAAAGGTTTGCCTTTGCCAAAACTGCGGCAATTCCTGGGCTATTAGCTAACCAATGCCCCCGCCGCCTCTGCAACAAACGGCGGGGGCCGGAGGGCAAGCCTTGGGGGCATTGGCTTGCCGTGATGTAACCGTAACAGAAACAGGGTAGGTAGAGCAATTTTCAAATTTGGGTATTCGACACCTTCCGACAAATTGTTACAAAGCCAAAATTGGTTCTCTGCCTGTCCATATTTTGTCTGATCATGCAGAGGGGGTATTTTTTTGACGATTCAGGAATTATGCAGAGAAAAAAAGAACGCGCTGGGTATGACGGCCCAGGACATTGCCGATGCTTCCGGCGTCCCCCTCTCCACCGTTAATAATTTCTTCGCCCATGCGTCCAAATCCCCGGCTCTTTATACCACAGCTGGTATCTGTGCGGCACTGGGGGTGTCTTTGGACGCGTTTTTTTGTATCGGCGATCACTGCACCGCCACGGAAGAAACCTTGCAGGCTGAAAAGGACGGGCTGGAAAAGCGCCTGTCCAACAAGCGGGAGATGATTGACGTGCAAAACTATACCATTCACGTCATGGAAAAGGGTCTGCGGATTCGGAACTGCGTGATTCTGGTTATGGGCATAGCAATTAGCCTGCTGTTGTGCTGGTGCGTATTTGTGGATATGCACGCCCTAAATATCGGTTTTTGGAGGGAATAATATGAAGATACCGAAGGCGGTAAAGTTGCCGTCCGGCTCATGGTATATCAACATCATGATAGACGGGAAGCGTCTCTCCATCACGGCTCCGACCAAGCGAGAAGCTGAAAATGAAGCTGCCGCCATCAAGTCTGGTGCCAAAGCCGCCAAGATAAAAACAAGGTTCACCGTTGGAGAAGTAATCGATAGATACATCTCCAGCAAAGATACCGTTCTATCCCCTACTACGATCAATGGGTATAAAAAGCTCCGCAAATCCGTTTTCCAGGAAATCATGGATGATCCAGCGGATAGCATTTCGCAAGAGCGTGTACAACGGGCCGTCAATAAAATGGCTCGCTCCAAATCGCCTAAATACGTCCGCAATGCCTACGGGTTGTTCACCGCAGCAATGGCAGAATATTTCCCAGATCGGATGTTCCGCATTACGCTGCCACAGAAGGAAGCTCCAAAAATCAAAATACCCACCATGGACCAGATCCGGACACTGCATGAGGATTGCCGTGGGAAACAATTTGAGCTGCCGTTTCTGCTGGCCGTCTGGCTTGGTCTAAGAACATCGGAGATTCGCGGCCTGACATGGGATTGCATTGATGGGAATACGCTTATCATCAAGCAAGCACTCGTTGAAGGTGAAAACGGGCCTGAGTTAAAGCAGCCGAAAACATACAGCGGAAACCGACGCTTGCAGATCCCTCCATACATAATGCACCTACTGAAGGAAACGCCGCGCACAGACGAATATATCGTGCACTACACCCGCAGCGCCATGTATAACCATTTAAGACGCGCTTGTATCCGCCATGATATCCCTCCATTCCGCTTTCACGATCTGCGCCACGTCAACGCATCTGTAATGCTTGAACAGAACGTGCCAGACAAATACGCTATGGAGCGAATGGGACACGCCACAAACAATATGCTTAAAAACGTGTATCAGCATACAATTAGCAAGAAATCAAAGCAGGTTGCAGATAACCTCGATCGCTATTTCGAAAAAGAATTACAGATAAAATTACAGATGAACAATTAAAAACCTTGTGTTTCCAACGGTTGTAGTCGTTATTTGTGCGGGTTCGACTCCCGCCACTCGGACCAACCCCGCAATCCTTGTGATTGCGGGGTTTTCTTTATATTTCAACGGGTTCAGCCATTTTAAAAGCAACAAGGTTTGACGTTTTTTTACATGAAAAAGCGCATTTTTACAATCAAATTACAGATGAAATTACAGATGAAATTTACAGATGATAAAGCGCCCCCGCCTATACAGGCGGGGGACGTTTTTATAACGCTTCCAATTTCCGCATGACGCTATTATAAACCCGCTCGTTGACCACTTTCAAGCTATCCATCAGCTCGTCCATGACTTCCCACGCACGGGCCGGGTCAACGTTAGACACCGCCCGGAGGAAATCGCTGTCAGGCGCGGGGGCCTCAGAATAAGCCTCAACCATACGGCTTTCCCTTATCGGTTCCCGGTTCTGGTTTTGGATAATATACAGCGCCGCCAGCTTTTCATAGTTTGCCCAACTGGACTCCTCTGTTTCTAACCGGCTAATCCATAACGACAGTTCGCGTTCGTCGACCATGGGGGCATACCCCCTTTAGTCTCCAAGAGCATCCATGCAGCGGCGGATTGCATCGCGGGCAGCGTCAGTATCAGCCTCCCGCATCATGTCCTCCAGTTGCATGCGCATCCGCTCCTGACTATTCCCACGGCTGTAGTGGCCCCGCACATAATGGGTGCCGCGCCGCGCATAGGAATTCCCCCGGCCATAGGTGCCCCGGATGCTGGCGCCCCAGTCTCCATCGCGGGAGTAGTCGCCGCCCTCAAACATCTCAATTTTGTAGGTGTTTTTGATGGCACTGGTAATATCCCGGATGGCATCCAGATCAGCAGCATTTACGCCGCCCTTCTTAGCGGTTTCATCGTAGAGATCGTCCAATTCCTTGCACAGCATCTCCCGCAGATCATCATAATCTCGCATAATCCGTCTCCTTTCACGACACACGGTCAACAGTCAGGTTGGAGTTGGCAAAGTTAATCGCCTGTGTGCTGGTATTTTCCATGGCCACCGTCAGGCAGCAGCCCCGAGGCACCTCCACAATGGCGCTGACAAAAATGTTAAAATAGTTCTCCACCGCCGCCGGGGTTACGGTAGCCGTGGCGCTGGTCAGCGGCTCACCGTTGATAGCAAGCGCGGCGGTAATGGCCTCCACCGTGCCGCCGGTGGGGATAGCAATGTTGCCGCCAAACGTCACCCGGAAACGGGCCTTGCACTGGTTGGTGAGGCCCCGCAGGGTCACAATGCCCGCGCCCTCACGGTGCACGATGCAGTGCTTGCTGTTGACCGATGTCTCAGTCAGCGGCACATTTTGGCCTGCCGCGACCTCAACAATATTGGAGTTAGTATACTCAGCCATAAAATCAATCCTTTCATGTAACAGCGGCGGAGCTATTGCCCCGCCGCGTTGTTGTCAGTATCGGCATGGGGCCGATCATCCCGGTCATACCGCCGGGAAGCTACGTTGTGCAGTTGTCAGCAGCCGCAGCCACCGCAGCCGTTGTACGTGCCTGCCGCCCAAGGGTTGCAGGACTGGTACGCCGGGATGGGCGTGGGCCGGAGCTGGGAGATCAGATAGTTGTTCTGGGCGGCCTGAGAGGCAGCCAGACGAAGCTCCTGATTGGCGCTCTGGAGATCCTGCAGCTTGCTCTGGGTCAAAAAGTCGAGGATTGCGCGGCTGTTGCTGTTGGCGTTGTCGATGATGTCCCGCGTTGCGGTCTGGATGGTGTTGCGGGTGTCGCAGCCCTGCGTAGCCATGTCATACCGGATCTGTGCCGTGTCGGCCCGCTGGTCGCAGCAGCACTGCTGGGCCTGCATCTGCATGGCAGTCAACTGCTGCATGAGAGCCGCCTGCTGGTTGCTGCGGGAAAGCTCGGCCTGTGCAAAGCCGTTTGCCATCGCCATGTTGGTGCCGTTGACAAGCTGCGCCTGCTGGTAAAATCCGTCGCAAAGACCCTGATTTACACTGTCGATCTTGCGCTCGACATTGGCAAAGTCAGATGTCAGCACATAGCCGTCGACCACGCCGCCGCCATTGCCGCCGTTGTTGCCCCATCCGTTGCCGCCCCAGCCGCAAAAAACAAACAAAAACAGGATAATGATCCACCATGCACCGTCACCGCCCCAGCCAAAGCCGTTTCCGCTGCCGGAGGTGTTGGCGGGAGCCACAGGCATGGTCATCGTCGGCATACCGTCAGATAGAGACATAATATCTCTCCTTTCAAAATTTTATCAATCAAATCGTGGCCACGATGTTGATTCACCTAATGATTTATCAAATACCTTGCTTAGATGCTTGCTTAAATTTTGCTTTTTGTTTGCTTATTTAAGCAAACTTTGAAACTGCTTCGCCATTTCTTGCAGCTGGTTCAGCTGCTGCTGGCTCATTTTGCCGGATTGCAGCAGCTTTTCCACCTCCGCTTTTGGATCTCCCTGAAACGTGGTGCGGAACTGGTTAAATTGCTGCATAAGCCGCTGGAATTGGCCCATCGGCCCCGGCATCTGACCGCCGCCCATGGCCTTAAAAAAAGGATTAGCCATCAGCGTCAGCCTCCTTTACTTTCTTCGCGGGCTTTTCTTTGCCCCGAATTTCGCCCACAAGGGCCACCAGAGCGTCAAATTCTTTCCGGGTGACATATTCCCCGGTTTTGATTTGCGGTGCTCCTGGGGTCATTTCAGGCCGTTCTACAAGGTCGTAAATTTTAAGGGACGGCTTTCCGCTGGCATCTGCCTGCTTGAGGTACACCGTGGGGGCCGTGCTGTCCCACAGCGCCACGGCAGCGTTAGGAGCGATCATCCAGTTGCGGGCTTCCTGTTCGCCGCTGACCCACTGGACGCCGCTCTGGGCCACCGGATTCTGCGGGGCTTGGGGCACCTGCGGCATCTGCGGTGCCATCGGCTGCATTTGCGGCTGCCGCATCTGCATAAGGTTGTCAGGCATGGGCGGCGCGTAATAAGGATTTTGCCAACCGTAAGGTGTGTATGCCATGTCAATCTTCCTCCTTGGCCCAGTAATATAGAGTTGTCTCGTTGCTGCAGTCCCAGCTGTCCCAGATCACGCCGTCCTGTACGCAGACCACGTGGCCGGACAAAGCCAGGATATAGGTGCCTGTTGGATGCTCCTGGGCAAATTGCCCAACCGTGTAGCACTCCGGACAGGTATCCGGAATGATGTACCGCTTGTATCCCAGGCCCCTGAGATACCGGCCCCAGCAAGCATTGGCGGACGGCATATCGCCGTCCATGTATCCCTGGATGCAAAGCCGCAGATACGTCTCACCCCAGTCTTTTCCGGTAGCTTTGGAGATTGCCCGCACAGTGCAGTCTCCCACATTTTTCCCACAGGGATTTTGATTAAAATAGCTGTACATGGAGTTTTGGCACCTCCTTGATCTACTTAAATGGTAGCAAAAAACCGGACAGCCAAACTGCCCGGAAACTGCCTGTATTCTGCCCTCAAACTGGCTTAAAAATATTTTGACTTTTTTGCTCTTTTCTCTTGACTTTACGCTAATATTAGCGTATATTAAAAGCATAAAGAGAGGGGCAACCCAAGGAGGAAATAATTATGAAGGGTACTGAGAAGCAGATCGCGTGGGCCGAAGATCTCAAGGTTAAAGCCATCGCCGCATTGGAGTGGATGAGAGAAAACCCCAACGACCTCGGCAAGGCAAACATCGAGATGTGGAACAAGGGGATTGACTTCCAGATCAACCGCATCAACTCCGTAGAGTACGCCAGTAAGCTGATTGATGTTCTCCGCTTCGTAAACTTCAACAGCACCCCGGAGCAGGTCGGCATGGCCGTGGTTTCCCAAACGAATCGTTATTTGAAATAAGGGAGGAAAGAACGATGGAGAAAAACGAATTGATTCAAAGGCTGGAACAGGTCCCCGGAAAAACATTTGTGGAAGACGGCTATTTTTACGGCTACGCGCTTGTAAAGCGGGTTACCGGGGAAGAAACAACCGCTATCGTCAGAAAGCCTGTCGGCGCCCAAGATCGAAAGTACGAAGTGCTATACTACACACCGGAAATCAAACTCTAAAGGAGACCAACGATGCGCAAGAAATACGCAGACTGCCAGCGCGAGGACGGGGACTGCACTGCCTGCTCCCTGGTTAGCTGTGGCAGGGACTGCCGAAACCGTCCCATCACGAAACTGGAGTGGTCCCGCCGCATGGCGGGGCTGACCCAGGCAGAGTTGTCCAAGCAGTCCGATGTTAATATCCGCCAGATCCAGCGGGTGGAGCTGGGCGAGGCGGAGGCCGGGAACCTCACCGCCAAAAACATCATTGCATTGGCAGATGCCTTGGGAGTGGACGTACGATCCTTGATATAAAATAAATTGAGCAGAAGGTTAAGAAAAGAGGATGAGCGACATGAAAGAGGTTTACCGCAGCTTTGAGGGCCGCCTGGACGTTGGCCAGCAAGAGGGGTACATTATCTACGACATCGAGGGCTATTGGCAAATTGAGGAATTATCAGTTTGGAAATCTGGGAACCGGTCCCGCTACCGCATCGGGAAAGAGCATCTGCGGCCCTGTGATTTTGGCGACCATAACAAAATCACAGAGTTAGAGGTGGACGCCGAGCTAGGAGTGCGAGACAACACACAGTACTATTACAAAGACAAATGGTGGACCACGCAAACTATCCGCAAGATACAGCAGGTCCATCAAGATCCTTACTGGCAAAAATACGCATGCTAACATAAGGAGCGCGGTCCAAATCGGACCGCGCTCCTCTCTTATCCTCTAATATCATCCGCGATCTTGGCGTAGGCACGCCGCCGGATCTTGGCAAGGCCGTCTACGCTCACATGCAGCCGCTCCGCCGTTTGGAGGCAGCTTTGGCCGTGGACGTCCACCGCCAGAACCGCCGTTTCCTCGTCAGGGGGCAGAGCCACCAGCCGGACGGCCTGCTCCGCTCTCATGGGCGCCATAGATGACAACAGCGCCCGGATCTCCTGGTGCGTCTTGTTCATGGTGTGTCCAGACTTGCAGAGCGCGGGTTTCCCGCGTGGATGTTGTCATCGCCTGTGCCCTCCTTTACAGTTTAGTCCGGATAGCCCGGTCTGATCGCGCAGGTCACCAGCCCAACACGCCGCGTCCGCCGCATGACGGCCCCGCCGTTGGCGTCGTTGCCGGTGCCGGTGTTGCCCTCAACGGTGCGCACGTTGCCGCCGTCCACCGCCGTCACGATCCCGCAGTGCTCGGTCTTTTTCCGCTTCCCGGAAAAATCAAAAAACACGATATCCCCCGGCTTATAGTCCCCCATGACGATCTGGCCGGGGGAAAAAGCCCGGTAGCGGTTCACAAAGGTCGTGCAGCTGGCGGTTTTGTAGAGGTTGAACCCCGCCTCCCGGAATACCCACCACACAAACACCAGACACCATGCAAAGGCCCTGCCGCTCACCGCCTTGCCGTAATAGGCATCGTTGTACTTGACCTTGTTGGAGCAGGAGGGCGTCTCAACGACGCCCTCCTGCCAACCCGCGATCCGGAGCACTGCCGCCCGGGTCCGGGGCTGGATGGTCTCCATCAGATCCGCACGGCCTTGGTGGCGTGGCCGTCCTCGTCAAAAGTAATGCGGTAATGGCCTTCGGGTACCCAGACATCCTCCTCGGTGTTGGCCTTGGCAGGGTCACGCCGCATGTAGTCATGCAGGTGCTTCACGTCCTCCGGCTCCTTCTCAGCGGGGACGAAGCCCTCCCGCATTTCGTCCTCGGTCCAACCGGCCACGGAGCCGTCGGGATTCAAGTGGAAGTTTGCCCCCGCCGCTTTCAGTTCGGCGTTGATGGTCTCCACGGGTTTGCTGTTCTTCTTGCCCTCGTTGATGATGTTCTCGTAGATCTTGTTCATAATATGTCCCCTTTCAAATTTTGCGGCACTCAGCCGTTTTTATCCTCACTCACCCGCTGGGTGCCAAAGTAGAAGCCGATGACCACCGTGAAGATGGTCAGGAACTCGCTGCCGCTGATGCTCTCCCGCAGGGCCAGCACCGCAAACACCACCGTCAGGGTGATGGTCACCAGAGACTTCACCGCAAGCAGATTGCCCAGCCGTTTCTTGATGTTTTCCATAGTGTTCTCCTTTCAGCGTTCACTGATATGCTCCAGATCCTCGATCCGGTGGTTGATTACCTTGATCTGCTCCTCAACCACCGGCACCCGCTGGGCAAAATGGTTGTGTTCCCGCACCTCCCGGGTCAACTCGTCCAGCTTGGCTTCCGTCACCGCCTGGGTCTTGCTGTTGGCGATGAGAACCCCCATCAGCGTCAAGCCCCCGGTGATGAGGGCGCATACGATTGTCTCTGTCATAATACACTCCTTAAAAGTTGCAGTTTTAAGGTCACATTCCGACGCGTTTCGACGCGGCCTCTGTGCTATACTCCCGGTAAAGGAGGTGGTCAACATGACCGCAGCACAGAAACAAGCCTATGAAGAACTCTACTACATGACCGTAGAGCTTTTGGACGAACTGGACGAACTCAAGCGTAAGATCGTCGCCCAGCAAGCCGCGTCGGAGGTTTTGTGGGATTTGCCGGAGGATTAACCCTCCGGCGTTTCCTTTGTACCGCCAAACTCGGCAGGCACCAGCTCCGGCAGACCGCACTCGTTGATGAGAATGTCCGCCACCTGCTGCTTCAGCTTCGCGGGCACCTTCTCAAACTCGGTCTTGCCTAAAATCACTCTCTGCGCAAACAACATTGCCATCATGTCTCTTGCTCCTTTCGATAGTAAAAAATATAGGGTCAGGGCGGCCTCCGCCCAAAACTCACGCATAGACGATTGCCGCCATCTCGGCGATACAGTCCTCGTAAAATTCTGCCTGGTCAGCCTGTGCGCTGACCTGCTCTTTGAGGAGTTTGTTTTCGCTCTCCAGCGCCGCCAGACGTTCCTCTGTGGTGGGCTCTGGGGTGGAGGCGGGAGCATCCGGCAGCGGGGCCTCCTCAAAAGTGTATCCAGCACTTTGGCAGTATGCGGCCACAAAGAGAAAATCTGCCTCGATGGTGTTTATCTGCTCTCCATTGTCAAAAATTTTGTACCTCATTTGGATTCCTCCTCGGTTACGTAATACCAAATGGCGACGACTCCGGAACCGCCAGGTCCTCCACCATAGTCGGTTTGGTAGGCGCCGCCACCGCCACCACCTCGGGTACCAGCACCACCGCCATATTGCGAGTCAGCACTACCGCCATTACCGCCGTATCCGCCGCCTCCACCGCCATAATTACCGCCATTACCGCCGTAACCGCCGCCTCCTCCGCCCCCACCGCCATTACCATGCCCATTACCGCCATTACCGCCGTATCCGCCGCCTCCTCCGCCGCAGGCGAAGGAAGTCCCGCTACCTCCTTTACCGCCATTACCGCCGTAACCGCCGCCTCCTCCGCCTCCAACATAATTGGTTGCAGTATTTTTTATGCCAGCTAAACCGCCAGTGTTTAAAACGAATGGAAATATTACTGGGAACTCGGCAATGGTGCCATCGGAAGCATCGGTCGGATATGCAGGGCCATTACCCTTACCACCGTAACCGCCATTACCACCGTAAGTGCCTCCATTCCCAGGATTACCATGGACTGTCGAATTTAGGTATCCAGAACCGCCTCCGCCGCCACCTCCATATTTACCGCCATTGCCGCCTTTTCCACCTGTAATAGGGGTTTTGTTATTCATAGGACCTCCGCCCCCTCCGCCACCATAGCTGCCATTGCCACCGTTCGAGTTAGGGTTACCTCCGCCCCCTCCGCCACCGGAGCCACCATCGCCGCCATCATTGCCAGAAGCGCCGTTGCCGCCATTTGCAGACACCCCAAATGCAGACGTAGTTCCGCCATTCAAACCAGAAGCATTGCCGCTCGAGCCGCCTCCCCCTGCTCCACCGGCACCGATAACAATTGGATACGTAGAGCCAGGAGTGATAACTACATCTGCTTGAGAGATATGGCCACCTCCACCGCCTCCAGAGAATCCACCGCCACCGCCGCCACAACAAAGAACGTGGATTTTATTGCCAACAATGTTGTTTGGGGCCTTCCATGTAATACTACTCAAAAACTCAACATAGCGAAAATGTTGAAGGTCTCTAAATGCAAGCCTGTCAAAAATATCATCCGGAATCGCTTCTGCTCCAAATCCGTATTTTTGGGCTGTTTCATCCTTGAGCAAACTGGCTTTATTCAGCGGGGTGCCCTCCTGTGTCGGCTGGTCCGCCCGGGTCATATCGTAGGTGTTGGTCTGTCCGGCCACCGGGGTCAGCGTCACCCGGCCCGGATACAAAGATACTCTGTCGTTCATGCCATTCTCCTTTCAAACCTCCCCGGCGTACAGCTCGCCGGAGAAGTACCACGATTTTGTAATATTGCTAATGAGGAAATCCAGATCCATCAAAATCTGCTCGATATTGTTAGCCCGGATGTAGTCCAGCTGCCGGATCGTCTCCGGCGTCTCCGGCGTAGACTGCATCACCGCGATCTGCCGCCGCAGGGTGGCAATGTTCTGCCGGTACGTCTCCATCTGGCTGGCCGTGGATGTGTCCGATTCGGACCAATCCTTTTTTACCGACACGGGGCAATCATAGCCCAGCGCCTGGAACCGTCCCGCTACATACTCCACCGCCGCGCCCACCCGGTTGAGGTCCGTGGCGTTGTAAAATCCCTTCGCGGTCTTCTGCGCCACGTCCTCCGCCGTCCGGTCCGTGATGAGCGTCAGCAGACCGTAGTAGAGCGTCAGCTCAAAGTTGGTGCTTGTCCCCGCCGCGTTGACGGCGGTGAGTGCAACGTGATAGGTATCATCCGCCGCCCGGTCAACCGTAGCCGTCCACGCCCCCTCGATCAGCGTCCATGTGTAGGCTGTCCCGTTGACGGTTCCCGTTACATAGATGATCTCAGAGGGCAGCGTGACGCTTAAAACCTGCGTACTCATACGATCTCCACCGCAATTACCATCGACTTGCCCGCGTCAACCGGGTTAGGCGTAATGGTAGCCGACTTGATGACCGGCACGGAGGTATCCAGTGTCACCGTTCGGGAGACCGTGGCCTTTTGGCCCGCCGCGTCCGTGGCTGTCACCACAATGGTGTTGCTGCCCTCTCGCAGCGTTACAGATTTTGTAAAGCTGCCGTTGGAGGCCACCGTCACCGCGCCCTGATCCACACCGTTGAGGGTGATGCTGATGGTCACGGGGCTGCTGGTGGCATCGTTAGTGGTGCCCGCCACCGTCTGAGAAGCAGATGCCGTAATAAGGCCTGCCACGGGAGCCGTGATGTTAAGAGTAGGCGGTACGGTGTCCACTTTGTAGGTGGTGGTCTTCTGTGCCGCCGCGTTGCCGTCATGGTCCTTGCAGTCCACCGTGACGGTGTGACTGCCGTCCGTGAGGGCCTTAGCCGGGGTGTACGTCACCTGATAGCCATGTGCAATGGCCGTGGAGGTGATGGCAGAGGACGCAACCGCTGCCCCGTCCTGTTTGACCACCAGCGTGGACAGATCCACGCCGGAGCCGTCCGTCTCGTCCACAACGGTAAAGACTACCGGCTGCTTGCTGTTGCTGACGTATGCGCCGGTGGACGGCGAGATGATGGTGATGACGGGAGCCACCCGCTCGCGCACCACCAGCTTCAGCCCCGCCATGGTGGAGGCATCCGCCGTACCCACCGTCCCGGCCTCATTGGTGGCCTTGACCTGTACGTTGTAGTAGCCGCCGGTTTGGTGATAGGACGTTTTCCCCGGCGCTATGATGGTGGCCTCGTACTTCCCTGTTCCGCTGTTGAGGGTCAGCGTGTACGCTTGGCCGTTGATAATTGCCTGTACTGTTTTGATCGCCATGTTAAACCTCCCCGGCGTAAATCTCGCCGGAATACCAGACCTCCGGCTCTAAAACAATGGTTTCCTCTGTAACCGTGACCGTTAGTTTTGTTTTTGCGTTGATGTCAACAGGGTTTGGCGTAAAGCTCACTGATGTGATCTTAGGGAGGAGCATTGTGTAATCACTCATGCGTCCTCCTTATCCCAGTAGATCACCACACAGCCTAACGCGCCAAATGCTCCGTCTGTTCCAGAGCCGGGGTAACTATCGATTTTCCAATAGCTGCCAACCGGGTTGCCATCTAAATCGTAACTCTTTTCTCTGTGCCGCCGTCCTTGTACGCCGCCGGTTCCCTTGGCCCCACCGTCTCCGGTTCCCGCCCGTGGCTTTGCCACGCCCGTCCGGGCGAAGCTATCGCCGCTGGCCACGTCTGTGTAGCCGTTGCCGTACCGCTTGCCGTTGGCGGAGGAGTACGCGCCGAAGGTGGTGTCCTCGCCGAAAGTCACCGGAAACTCCTGACCATCGTTGATGTTGATGGTTCCGGCCCATACCAGACCGCCAAGACCGTCCACACCGTCAGCGCCCGCCGCGCTCCATGTGCCGTCAGTGCCGTCAGTGCCGTCGCCGCCCTTGCCCACAAGGATGACCCGCAGAGATTTCTTTCCCGCCGGGGCCTTCCATGTGCCGGGGGTAGTGATGACCTCCCGGCCCTGATACAAAAAGCTGCCGTCCGCCTGTAGCAGCTGACTCTGACAGCCCTGCATGACGCCGTCCGAAAACTGGAACGTCTGCATGGTCAGCCGCGCCGTGGTGGCCTGACTCTCATCCAGCCACACTGTCTCCACGTCTCCGATCTCAGAGGACGGATCGCCCCGGCCCGTCAGATCCAGCACGTTGCCGCCGTAGGTGGACAGGATCAGCTTGGCCGCCGTCAGGGCCGCTGCCTGGGTTTTGATAAAAGGATTGGAGATGCTCACCGTCTCGCTGGACGATGTGGCGTTGCCGGACACGATGTATTTTGTGCCCGCCCCATCGTTGAGGGTGAAGATCAGCGCCGCTACGTCCCCATTGGCTTTCATGGTTGGGTAGCTGTTGAGGTTGTCCAGTGTTACTTTGTTGCCCTCGCTCCACAGAGGCTCGGCGGTCAGGTCTCCGGTGGAGGCGTCCGCCCGGGGCCATGTGCCCGTGGCCTGGCACACCCACCGCAGGATATCCCCGCACGATTTGCCTTGCAGATCGTCCGCCGTGCGCACCGTCACCGGCAGCGCCGTGTAGTTGGGGTCCACGTGCCAGCGGTCCTTAAAGTTGACACCCAGCTGCGCCGCCAGAGCGCCGATCCACCCGCCCAGCGTAGTGGGGAGGGTGGGCGGTGCCAAAAATTCCCGGTTTGCCAGCAGGCCGATGATGTCCACCAGATTCCACTGCATCGTCAGGCCGTTGTCGCCGGTCTTCCAGCCGCCGGAGTACTGATAGAAGATCCCCAGCCGCTTGTACTCGTCCGTGCCGTCCGCCAGCCGGACGCCCAGGGAGATATCGATCCCCTGCCGCTCCTCGATGGACTGAAAAATGCCGTTTTTGCTGCGCGGCTCAAACCGCCGGGAAAGGTTGTCGATCTTGAGGGTGCACGTGCCATACGGCAGCGCCGTGGCCGCCACATTGCCCTGCTGCTTCACGCTAAACTCCGCGATCATCCCGCCGTCCCAGTTCTCATACACGCCGGGGACGATCTCCACCACCCGCATCCGTCTGCTGGGCCGAGACCATTTGGTCACCGTCACCCGGATGGCGTCAGGGTTGTTGACCGTGAAGCCCTCCAGCAATACGGTGGATGCCGTGTTGCCGGTGTACGTCCGCGTGTGGTACGCCGTGCCGTCCTGCTTGACCTCCACTGTAAAATTCTCCGGCACGCCGTCGTAGGCGTTGCCGGGGAAGTAGACGGAGCACGCCTGCAAGACAGATACGCCGGAGAATTTCAGTTCCACCCACGGAGGCGTGGCAAACGTCCCATCCGCGCCGGAAAGAACGTTGCCGATGTAGCCCATCTGGCCCACCGCCTGAGTTGGATCGTCCGGGAGAAGGTCCCACGTCCCGTCCAGCGCCCACCGGTCACGCTCTAACGTAGCGTACTTGGTGGGATTTCCAAAAACCTTATCGTGGATCTGCTCCAAATTGCTCCACGGAATCTGCCCGGAGGTCTCCCCGGCACCGAACACGATGTCCGGTGAGATAATGTCGATGACCGCCCGCAGCAACACCCGCCGCGCGTCTCCTGTAATCGCCGCATGATACGCCTGTCCGCTTTTAATCATGCGGCGTCACCTCCCGCAGTTCCACGGAAAAGTCTGCCCACAGTGGGGTCTCCTTGGTCTCCTCTCCACGTCCGCTTCGCCGCGACCACATAAATTTAGGTCGGGTAAAAGACGTTACGAGAAAACTGGAGTATTTCAGCGCCCCATCGGATTCCTGTGGCAAAAAACCGCAGATAATTGGTTCCCGTGTTCCCTTCTCGCAGGCCGCGATCACCTTGTTTTTCATTTCCGCGTCAAAATATCCGTATTGATAGGACACCTGCCACACATTTCCCCGCAGCTCCCGTGCCGTTCGCCCCGAGATCATCTGTACATCAACCGACAGGGGGATATTTTGCACATTGTATCCGCCATCACGGCTCTCCGGCAGCGCCACCGCCATGCCGTTGGCGTCTAAAATCAATTCCGTCATGTTTCACCTCATGCAATGGGGTTCAGGATTGGCGTACCGTTTGCCTGCGCATAGCCGGTCAACGGGTCAAACACATAGGATGCAAATTTGGTCATGTCAGGGAACATCAGGTTAAACGTAAATGATCCGCCGGATTGCTTCCCTTCGCCCAGCCCATTTACAATAGCCGCGCTAGAAATGCCGATGCCGGAATCCGCAAATCCTACTGACGCCGTACCGAAGTCCAGCCCAGAGGTAATGCCTCGCTTGATATTGCCGTATTCGTCATCCCAGCCCTCGCCAAGACCCAGCGCCATGTTCTCGCCGATCCCAGCAAATACGCGGGACGGGGAATGAATGCCAAGAACGCCCTTGACGTTATCCACAATGCCGCCGAAGAAACCGGACACCTTTTCCTTGATCCAGCTACCCATCGCCTTGATGCCGTCCCACACGCCGCGCACAATGTCCTTGCCGACCGCGATAACGTCAGGAATAGAATCGACCAACGTTTTAATGATCGTTGCCGCCATATTCAAAACGCCTGTGACCAGCTGCGGAAGGTTCTGCGCCAACCCTTTGACCAACGCAATGACCATTTGCAGACCCAGCTCGATAATGTCCGGCAGCTTGTCGATGGCATAGGAGACAAATTTTTCGATCATCTCCGGCCCCTTTTCCTGCACCGCAATACCGATGTTTTCCAGCACTCGCTCCACGACCGGGAGAATGTTTCCCGCCACCGTCACGGCGCTGTCCAAAAGCTCCGTAGTTAGCTCCGCCATATCGGCGTTTTCGTCACCGAGACCCGTGATAAAGTTTTCATACGCCGCTTTCATCGACGCGATAGAACCTTGAATCGTCGTGCTGGCTTCCAGCTGCGTTGTGCCCGTGATGCCCATTTCCGTCTGGACCGTGTGGATTGCATCCACGATGTCGGCATAGCTGTCAATGGTGTAATTGGTGTAGTTCCCCTGGGCGGCATTTAAGGCGTTGGCATCGTCGATCAACCGCTGCATTTCTTCTTTTGTGCCGCCATAGCCCAGCTTCAGGTTATCAAGCATGGTGTAGTTTTGCTTGGCGAAGCCCTGATAGGCGTTCTGGATGGACTGCATGTCCGTGCCCATCTTATTGGCGTTGTCGCTCATGTCGGTGATGGCCAGATTCGCCTTTTCCGCTGCCGCGTCCGTGTCGCCGCCCATCGATTGTAGCAGCGACGCGGAAAATGCCGTCACGGTGGTCATGTACTCGTTGGCGCTCATGCCCGCCGTCTGGTATGCGTTTGCGGCGTACTGCATCACGGTATCGGCAGAAGACTTGAAAAGCGTTTCTACGCCGCCAACCAGTTGCTCATACTCACCGTAGCTTTGGATCGCTGCTTCGCCAATGTTTTTTACCGCACCTGCAACAGCTTTCACGCCAGAAACAATGGCCTGCCCGGCAATATTGGCTTTCAGAACGTCACCAAAGCTCAATGCCTTTTCTTTGGTATCCCCAAGGTTTTTATCTACTTCGCTCGTGTCTACGCTGATTTTGACAAATAAATCAAGTAGATTCATGCTTCACCACCAATCCGCACCGCGCGACTACATCGGCGGTAATCTCTTCGCACGTTCTGTTGTCCTGCTTCTTCGGCTCAATAATGTCCGCGTATCGCGCCTTGATGTAGTTTCCGCCCGCGTATCGCGCCGTGTTTTCCGCTACCACGCGCAGCGCGTCCGTCACATAGATGCGGTACGCCTCGGTTTTCGCTTTCTCATTGAGCCGCGCCACGCAGTATCGCAGGAACGGCTTTATTCTCCTTTGCCCTCGGTATTCTCCTGCGCAGAGCCAGAGGATTTCCCGCTCTGCGCTGAGATAAAAAGCGCGGTAAACGCATCATCGGTCAAAAGCTCCGTCGCGTCGCGCATCAGTTTGACGAGGTTCAGAGCGCCCTTGTAGTTCTCCGCACTCACGCCCTCGATGGCGGCAAGGATAGCGATGATGTCGCCTTTGTGGCCCTTGAGCAGTGCAGGGAGTGCTTTACGCACCCGCTGCATTGCAAACTTCTTCGCCGTCATTCCCTCGGGGATCTTTTCACGCCGGAACATGGCGGAAGCCTTCTCGTCCTCTGCGATGTTGGCAATGGGGTCAATGATATCTGCGATAACATCAAACACCCGCTCGCCATGAATGTCGGAAAGTTTCATATCAGCCCTCCGCCGTACCGGCCTTAATGTAGATCTCAAAGGGGACCGTGTTCTGTGCTGCCATGGAGTAGTGGGCGGTATACTCAAATGCAAACTGGCCCTTTGCCTTGTCGCTGGTCTGCAGCTGGAAGCCGCCGGTGGACAGCGCATTCATCAGGTGGATGGCGATGAAGCCGCCATTTTTATCGCCGTTCTTGTCGGAGTAGTCGCCCACCAGCCAGATGTCGGCAAAGTCAGCGTCCGACAGATCGTTTCGAGGCGTGACCTTCCCATCGCTAGTACCCACATCGGCAGCACCGCAAAGGCTCTTTGCGATCTTGGTGTCTGCGTTGACGAACGTACCCGTTATTTTCGCTTCCCAGGAATCCAGCCGTTTCAGCTCCTTCATGTTCTTGGGGCAGTTGTCAATGTCTTCGCCAAAATCGGAGAAGCTGGGCGTTGCGGTAAAATTTACACCGCCGGTAGTCGCGCCGATCTGTCCCGCCTCTCCGATGGTTCCGGTGGCCGGGGTGAAATCGGTGGTCAGAATACCGGCGTTGATCTGTAATTTCTGAAATGCGTCGGAAGGGATTTTAGTAAATCTCATAGTTTCGTCCTTTCATCAGTTTTGCGACAGATATTCCACCGTGATGTTGAGATACCGCCGCTTGATGTTCTTATCGCTCTCGTCCGCGATGTTCTGGCCCCACGGGGACCCGCGCTTGATCCACATCGCGCCTCCGTCATAGGGCACGAACGCGCCGCCCATGCCGATGGCGTCAGAAATTTCCTGTGCCTTGGCGTTGGGTATCGCCTCGCTCTCGGTGTAATACCAGAGATTCACCGTCAGAGCGATTCCCCCGCTCTCCCATGACCCGGTAATCAGTTCATAGGTCAGCCACGGGAACGTCGCATCCTCCGGCACATTAGATGTTGGGAATGCCGGGAGGAATTGAGAAAACCACGCATGGAGCGCCTTGTCCTTTGTCATTTCGGCAGCTCCTTTCGCTCCGCTGTGAAGAATTTCAGTGCCTTAATGATTGCACCTGCAGACTTCGGCGCGGCCTTTTCCTCCGGGTTTGAGGTCACGCGGTAGGTGTTGCCGGTAGACGTGTCGCGAAAATAGTCGTTATACTCGATGGGAACGGTCTTGTTGACCAGTGCGGAATACACCGAGGTCACACCCTCCTTTTCCGCCCTTCGGGCCTCCATCGAGGTGTCAAGCGCCTGATAGTTGAGGAATTCCGCGCCCTCGGCCCACGCAACTATGTAGCCGCCTGCGCCGTCCGGCGTTCGCGTCTTTTCCATCAGCACGCATTTGCTTGCGAAATCGTCCAGTAAACTCATGGTTCCACCCCCTTGAGCTTGCGCCAATCATTCAATCGGCCTTTAAAGGCACCCTGCCAGCCGTTTAACGCGTTGCTGTCGCTTCCATCGCTGCGTTTGGTGTAAGAATAGCCCCCGAAGCTCTCACTTTGATACGGGCTTGCAACGGCCTCCCCGTTCTTTTCTTCCCACGCGGCGATATCTTCGGCAAGGGAAACAACAGCCTTTGGCACCGCCAGCGCCCACACCGTCCCGGTAAAGGTTTCATCCGTCAGGTCAGCTGCCGGATACTGGTGCAGGCCATCGTTGAACACGGAGCCACAGATGCGGAAATATTGATTGGTTTGGAGAAAAGGCAGCGCAATGCTGCCATTCTCCACGGTGAACGTGCCCTCGTGAATCTCCACAAGGAACCAGTTGTTTAAGTGCCGTAGAACATTTTCAAGCATTGCGCTGCCTCCTTTAGCTACCTGCAACAATTTTATAGATTTCGGCCTTTTTCATTGAGCCGCTAACCCCAGCAATGCCGTTTTCCTCCGCATACGCAAGCAATTCCGCCTTTGTTAAGTTGCTAAGGTCTGCGTCACTGCCGGGCGCCGTTGCCATTAGCGGCTCAATCAGCCCCCCACGGTGGCGGGTGTTACGGTCACAACGGCGATACCGTCCAGATACTCAGCCCACAGGGCCATACCCATCAGCGCGTAGCTCTCGCCTACGGCGGTGCTGTAGTTGCCCTGGGCGTGGAAACCAATCAGGTTAGTCTCGCCCTGAACGGTGTAGTTCAGGCCCAGGCGGGCAAACTCGCTATCGCTGGGATCCACATAGTACAGGTCAATATTTTCCACGGGGGTAGCAATAACCTTATTCCGGGCGATCTGCGCCGCAGGCAGCAGGAACAGGGTGGAATAGCCCATGAAATCTTTGATGTAGTTGATGCCGAACTGGGTCTGTACGGTGATGTTTGCAGTACCCAGATAGTCATAGGCATCCAGAATGTTGGCAAAACCTACCACCTGGGTGACATCCTTCTGGATAGTGGCAAACTTGTTCAGAACCTCGCCCTGAGCCTTGGCAAGCGCATCCTGCCAGGTGGTGGCGGTCTTGGTCAGGCTTCCGGTGTTCAAGAAGGTGTAGAACTTACCCATAACAACATTCTGGAGCTTTGTCAGGAATGCGTCATCGGACTTTTCTACGGCGATTTCCGCGCCGTACTTGTTCACATCTTCGATGGGTACGGCTTTCGCGTACTTCTCAATCGTCAGGTCAGACTTTGCCGCCTGCACGATGGTGGTCTTGCTGTAGGGGATGACCTCGCCGGGGTCAACAGAGCCGCTCTCCAGGTCAATACTGGCGGTGTAAGACACCAGAGACGTACCGGGGGTCTTTCGGATAGGGCGAGTGATGCCCAGAATATTTCTCAGCGCCTCCCAGTTGTCATCAAACCGGGTAACAAAGTCGACCTCGCGCGCGGTCACGCTGGTATAGACATTGGGCAGAGAATCACGGGGCTGGGTCAGAGTTTCAACTTTAGTTGCTGCCATGTTAAAGGCTCCTTTCAGTTCATCAAATCAGGATTTTCGGCAAGTGCTTTCTGCCGTTCGGCAGTAGACATTACATAGCGGCCCTTATCGTCCTTTTTGTAGATGTCTGCCTTGGTCAGATTCGCGCTGCCGGTGTTCGCCGGGGGATTGGCAGGATTCGCACCGTGCGTCTGCGTGGTGGAGACAAGCCCCTTGTAGGTGCCGTTTACGAGTGCATCAAGGCTCTTGGTGTCCTTGATCTTCTCGCCGTCCAGCTCCAATGCGGCCATTTCTTCGCCGCAGCCCCGCATAGCAAGGTCCAGATTCGCGCCGGTGATGTTTTTGCTCTCAAAGTAAGCCCGGACGGCCTTTTCCTTTGCCGCCTTGCTCTCCTTTGCCGTGATGTCGGTCTTAAAGGCTTCAAAGGCCGAGTGTTCCTTCTCGTACTTTTCCTTATAGCCGCCGTCACCTGCTGCCTTGAGGTCGTCCAACTGCTTCTGGACGCCGGGCAGCTTCTCCGCGTCGGCCTTGTAGCGGGCCACATCCGCCTTTAGGCCGTCCACGGTGTCAGTATGCGCCTCGATGATGGTATCCACCTGTTCGTCGGTGAGACCCATGCCCTTTAAAAGTTTGCGTGTAAGTGCCATTGTTCTATCTTCCTTTCCCTTGTCCGCAGTTCGTCGCGGAGATAGATTGTATAAAACCGCTGTACCTCGCGGGTTTTACCGAAAACAAAAGAGCCAACCACCGAGAAAAACTCAGTAGTTGGCTCATCGTGCCGTTTCGCGCGCTCAATTGCGCTGCGGTCATATTTATTTTTTGATTTCTTCCATCTTGACGATCTGCGCCTTGATGCTCCCGTCCTTCATCTGCTTGAGCTGCACTCTTGCGCCGGTCGCAAGTACGGCCTCCACCGCCTTAATAAAGTCCTTATCCATTTTTCAGCTCGCTTTCCAGAATATCTCGATACTGTCCCACATGGTCGGCGGCAGCGGGTTTCAAAAACGGCTGTGCCTTGTTGCCGCGCGTGTAATGCCAATTCCCCTTCGCGTCCTGGTACACCCACGGTGTAGGCCGTCCGCCCTCGGCGTAAATGCCTGTGCCAAGCTCGACGTAAGCGGCATACTCATTGTTCGTGCCGATGATTGCCGCCGGTTCCTGCTCGTCTATCATATGGGTAATGCTGTTCCGCAGATTGCCGGTGTCAACGGGGCACAGCTTTTTCGCATATCCTTCTACCACCAGCCCGATCTTTTCAAGGCCCCGCAGCAGCGCCGCCTTGATCTCAGCGGAAACCTCCGCACTGTGGTCTTGAATATCAATGTTCATTGTTATCCTCTGCCCAATTTTTCCAGTTCGCTGGCAGTGCAGTCAATCAGTTCGTTATCGCTGTCTCTTTCCACCAAAAAATACGTCCCGTTGGTATTTCTGATGTCGACAACAATACCGGTATCCCCAGTACTTTTTACCTTTACACGATCATATTCACGGATCATCCCGCATCCTCCTTGTTTTTCCTAAAGGCCGTTATGATACGCGGTTTGCTTTCTGATTCATCCTTTATCCAGCCAGTGCAAAACGTTCGTTGTTTCGTCACACCAAGTTCCATGGAAATATTAAAACGCACAGCTCCGCCGCCTAATTCTTTAAAATCCACAGCCTTTTCCATGTTAAACTGCCTTGCCATATCATAGCGCAATTGGAGCGGATTGTCTGCCGTATATCCAACATCAAAGAATTGGTCTGCGTGTTTTGCTCCATTTTTCAGGAAATAGCCTGTGTATTTTTTGGGTGTTGTTCTGCACTCCGCATTTTTAACAACAACAATCTGCCGCTTTGTGGTTTTTAATTGCGCCCACTTTTCAGGTTCATTATACTTCAAATTCTGGAAATCTTCAACGGTATTCGGAACTTTTTTGCTCAGAACCGCCTTGTATTCTTTCCATTGCTTCGTGTCTGCCGATAGATTCCGGCCTTTTTTGATAAAGATGCCCCACGCTGTAGCATTTTCCGCTTCTTTCTGTGCCGCCCACTCTGAATAGGTCATATTTGAAACGATCTCGTTTTCACCTGTAACCGGGTTTCTGGCGCGTCTTTGGCCCGTGGAATTTACTCCATCCACATCCGCAACCATTGTACAACGGCAGTTATACACGAGGTAGCCGGGTGCGGATGTGTCCCCGGGGAACATGATATCGTAACCGTCGACCTTAAACGGCTTTTCAATGTCCACCGTCTGGCCGTCCAGCATGGCATGAGCGTGCCGCGTGCGATTGTCCAGCGTCGCAAGCCATTGTTTCTTGAGCTTAATGCCCATCTTCTCCGCCGCCGCGTAGCTGTCCATGCGTCCGGCGTTCTGCGCGCCGGTCACGGCGGTTCTTGCGGTGCGGATGGCGGAATCGCGGCTCATGGTGGTGATCCGCTTTTGTAGGTCATTCGCCATGCGCTTGATGCTCTTTCCCTGTAAGATGGAGCTGGTGACACTGGCCGTAATTTGCTTCTTGCCATATGCGAGATCAATCCCTCGTTTCAGTGCCCTGTCCTTTGGATAGTACGGCATCAACCCCGGTTTCTCCACGATCAGGCGTTTCACCGTCTGCTCGTCCCACAAGTCAAAGCCCACGTCCCCAGCCACACTCTCGATAGTGTACGCCGCATAATTGCGGTTAAGGGAGTAAATACCAGGCGTTGCATCGTTTGTGTAGGACACCGCCACAGCGTTTGCATCGGTCACGCGGTGTGCCACCCTGTCACGCATTGCCTGATAGCGTTCCCCACGCCCGATCTGGTTCAGCCGCCATTGCTTATAGTCGGCCTCCGTCCATTCCTTTCCGTTCTGCACGGTGCCGATCAGCGCCTTCATTTCCTCGTCGCGCTTTTTGAATTGCTCGAAATATGAGTCGATGGTAGCTTGCAGTTCTTCCCCCGCCTCGCGGTATAGTTTTGCAATACGCCGTTCCAGCTTTGCAAGCTCCTTGTCTGTCAGTTGATGCCCAAGATCACTGGTCGCCATCGCCGCTCACCCCTGGCGCGCCCGGCTCCGCAAAGCTGCGGTCGATCACTTCTGCTGCTTTCCTCTTTGCCATGTCCTCGTACTGGTCAATGTCGCCGTTGATGGTTAGCAACTTCTTTGTGATGTACTCGTCATCGTAATACGCAGCGCCCAGAAGGATGTTCTGCGTTTCCTCGCTCTTGTTGATGATCTGATTACGCGTGTAGGTTGGCTGATCCTCAATGCCTGCCAAACGCAGGATTTCCAAAATAAACCGCGTTACCTCGGATTCAAACTTGTCCGTTTTCAAATCAAGGGGCACATAGCTGGCCTTGATTGCGGTCGCCGTCTGGTTCCCGGCGGATACCGCCGTTGCGTCAAAGCACTGGAAATCCTCGTACAGCTTTTTCTTGAGCATATCAATGGTGCTGCTGGTGCCCTCATAGGGAGCCTCGATGGTCTTACTCTCCACCTTTGCGCCATCATCGCCGTTTGCGTGGGCAACATGGATGGTTTTCAGCCGTTCAATAAACTTTGCATCGTCCAGATCCGTCATGCCCTCACAATTGGAAATCACCCAATAGATCAGATTGCCCTCGTCCACGTTGTTTACCATGTTGGAAGACGCCAGATCCAGTGCGTCAATGGTGTTGCGCTTGCCAGCAATCTCGGATAGGCATCGCTTGTTGTTTTTCAGCGGCACGATGGGGAAACTCGGATAATTTCCGCCGTCATAGATTTCGGTTTCGCCGACCTCCGCCTTGCGCTCGATCAGCTTATAACTGCGCTTCGGTTGCATGACGGCCATATCCTCGCCGCTTGGTTGGATATACTCGGTAAAACCGTCGATCTCATATAGCGTCGCTCTCAACGGCTTATCCTGTGCCACCTGCCAAAACCGGATACCGGCTTTCATTGCGCCGTCTTCCTCATCATAGAGGGGAACGAACTCAAGCAGGGAGAACACCCGCAAATGCGTCAGGTCCCAGAAGCCGAAGGACACGCCTGCGATTTTCGCTTCACGCGCCGCATCCATGACTTCCTGGTCGAAGTCCGGGCATAGCTTGTTCGGGGTTTCCTTCTCCGCGAAGGTCACGCCGTTGCCCAGAAGATACGATACCTCCTGATCCACCGCCAGACCGAAGAATCGGCTGGCCAGCTTGTGGTTTGCCGTCCACATATCCGCGTGGGCGCGGCCCTGCATATCATAGATGATCTTTTCATAGCGGTTGATTGTCGGATTCAGCCCGTTGTAATATTCCTCAGCATCCGCCGCCGTCTTATATGCGTGGGATTCACGATGCGCGTTGATCGCACTGCGGATAAACTCCATCCGCGCCTTTTCGTCCTCGCCCACCGCCACAAGGTCATTATATGTCTTAATCTCCGCTCACCCCTTATCTCAGAATGGAAACATAATCAGAGCTGTCGCGTTTGTTCCACAACCGCTTTACGATGCTGGCCGCGCTGTCCGGTGCGTCATCATGCTCCACGTTCTCGTTGTAATCGCAAATCTGGTCGATATACGCATCATCCGTACCGGCCACAAAAACCACATTGCGCCATTCCGCCTTGAGATAGCTTGTGATTTTAAGGAATTTGTTCATGCTTTCGTGATAGGTAACGGCCCGTTCTCCCTTCGCACGCAACGCCTTTGCCAAATATCCCTTGTCGGCGTTGGTCTCGCAGTAAATCTCCCCAGCATTGAAGGACTTCCGAAGCCGGATGATCTCATTCATGCAATCGTCCACATGCTTGTGCCAAAGCCGCCCATAGAGGTAATATTTTGTTCCCTTCTTCCGGGCGATTGTGAACGCCGTATAGTCATCGCCGCCGTATGCCGCGTCAATATGGCAAATGCCCTGCTCTGCAAGGCAAGGCTCCGCACCCATTTGCGGCGTGTCAAAGATCACATCATCACTGGCAATGTGTCGCAGCTCGTAGTTTGCTGCAAACAGGGATGACGTCATAGACGATTTAATGGTTTGCAATTCATCCCCAGAGATCAGACCGGTTGAATAGCAATCGTACTTTTCGATATTCGGCATCATGGAAAACGCGTCTTCCTTGTGCCAGGGCGTTCCGGTGTTAAAAATGCGCCCGCCCCGATTGCGGATGTTCTGTAACTCCTGATAGATCGTTTTTGTATGGTCTCGCTCTGCGCGGGAAATGCGATCCTGCACGTTTACAATATCGTCCGTAAATATGCGGTCGAAATGCTTACCGGTCAAGGACCCGTTCACGCCGCACGCCACAAGCTGGCTCGTGCCCTTGTTGTCCGCTGCCAGATTCGTGGAAATCTCCGTCGCGGATACCGTTGTCAGGATCAGCGGTTTCCCGTGGATCTTTTCGCACAGTGCCTCCATGTATGGCGATAGCAGCAGATTTCGCACCTGCCGCACAACCTCTTTCACGTCCGCGTCCGTTTTCCGCATAAACAGCGTTTTGAGATTCGGCAGAAGGACGATGATCTCCGCCAGCGCAATCGAAACGCACGTTGTTTTATAGCTGCCACGGTGCGCCTGCAAGGTCTTGTCCTCACTCCCGCGCACCATATCCTGTATCCATGTGTTGTGTAGCGCGCCCAGCTTATCAAACCCTACGGCATGGCCGAACGCAATGGGATTATGTATCAGCAGTTCCGCCGCTTGTATCCGCGTCATTCTGCATCACCATCTTCTCCAACTCGTCCAATGCAATGCCCTTCGCGTCCGTCACCGCCACGTCCACGCTGTCACGCTGCCCCAAAAATTGTTTACCGAGGAAAATCGCCATTGTAGCGTTCTTTTCAGCCAATCGCCACTGGCTCCGACGCAGCGAAATTTTCCCCGCTCCGCGCTTTTGTTTAAATACCTCGGAAAAACTGGCATGATAGGTGCGTTTACACCAACCATCCAGTGTTTTATCAGTCACATCAAACCAACCGCAGATTTCCTCAAGCGTGCATTGCAGACCGCAGAGGTTCTCGAACTGCTTCTGGTCTATTTCCTTTCTTGGCCTTGCCATACGCGCCCTCCTTTCTTTGGAACCATAACACGGCATTTTGGAGCAGCGAGGTCGGAGTTGAACCGCCATCTTTCCGCAGGATGCGGAACGTTTTACCGTTAAACTACCGCCGCATATTGCCGTGTCACTGGTGCCTTTCTGCTTGCGTTACCTTTTCCCCTTTGTACATTCCAGCGCCCATTTCGTCGATTTTGGAAAACGGAATGATAGGAACGGTAAGCCGGTCTCTATATGTTTGGTCAATAAAATAGATATATCGGAGTTGGTACCCGGTCAAAATCTCACCGCCGACATAAGCCACATATTTTTTGAAATTGAAGTTGCCGCCGGTTATATCGTAATAGCTTTTGCCGCCAAGTTCTTTTCGCGGGGATGTTGGATTGCTTTCGAGGGTCATCTTGTGTATTTTCTCACCGTTCGGAAGTTGTACAAGGTTTCCGTTCGGTTTAATTGCCGTCAAAACAAAACCACTCGCTCTGTATATCGTCCCGTCTCCGCACGAACACCCATCCGCAAACGAAATTACCCATTTGATTTGCGGCGCGTTTTTGCGGATTAGTTTCATTGCAATCGAAATCGCGCGGCTTTCGCTATTGCGTGGGAGAACATCGTCAAACGCCATGCGGTTCAATTCGATGAATTCGTTCCACCCGGTTCCATCAACAAGCCCTTGGATTTTAGACTTATCCAAAGACGGGCCAAAGGACATGACGCCGTGAAGTCTGCCTTCGTAAAACACGCCGAAATGCAAATTGCTGTTATTCACAACCTTGCCGCTGTAATGGTGCGTTTTCATAAACGGAACGGCAACCTTGCTTGGAATAACTTTTACAATCAGGTCTTTTGCGCTGCCCATTGCCGTATCACCTCATACAATGCGTTCCCGTTTTTATTGGCGTTGCCAAACGTTTCTGTTATTTCATCTTCAACGCACGTCATAGCATATTCGATTAGTTCTTTTTGCTGTTCGTGGAGCGTAAATGTCATTTGGCAGATTTCCGATTTGTCCCCATCCGGCAAGGAAAAATCAGTGCCATACTCATCCTCGTTTTCAATCCCCCAGTCGAAATCAAACGCCGACAGGTCGAGACCGGGCAGCTCATCAGCCAGGAGGTCAAAGTCCCAGTCGCTCTCGTTGCTCTTGTTATCCACCAGCCGCAGGGCGTTCACCTGCTCCGGTGTCAGATCGTCTACGCAGACGCAAGGCACTTCTTCCATACCAAGCTTCTTTGCCGCCAAAGCACGGCAGTGGCCGATTACGATCACGCCGTCACGGTCAATCACAATCGGCTGTACAAAACCATACTGCTTGATGCTCTCCGCAACGTTGTTGATTTGCCGCTTATCATGCTTTTTTGCGTTTGCGGCATACGGCACAATATCCGCAAGCCGCCGTTTTGTGATTTCCATGCCATCCTCCTGTTTTGCTACCGGCCCCCACCCCTTGGCCTTACATAGCAGACTTTACCCGCCCCGAAGGGCACTCTACACTGAATGGCTCTTCCAACTAAGCCACAATGCGTAATGTCCCCTCTGGGACACATCGTTGAGAGGTGCGAGGGGTCCTATGCCCAACCGGAATTGCACCGGGGCGTCAAGGGCAAGTACCAGTTGCCGGAGACGAGCTGCTTTTGCGGGCTGCAGCTTATATTTTACGAACAGGGGCAGAGGCGTATCACCCGAAACGCTCCCTGCCATGGTGCAGACGGCTGGACTTGAACCAGCGACCTTTTCATTATTGGCGAAACGCTCTTGCCTACTGAGCTACGTCTGCATATCCCCGGCATCCGCCGGGGTCAGGAGGAAAGAAAGGATGGATGGAAAGAATGAGGATGCGGATATAACCCCGCACCCTCATTCTGACACATATTTTTCTACGCTTGCCCCGAATTGGGGGCAAAGACCAATTTTTTTTGCGATACTATAAAGGTTTACTCTCTCGCTCGCCCTCATCCCATGCAAGCTCATCCAAACTGACGTGGTAATGATTCGCTATCAGCTTTAACTGGCTGAGAGCCGGTTCGTTCTCCCCGGTTTCGTACTTCCGCAGCGTATCATGCCCGATCCCAATCAGCTCCGCTTTCAATCTCATACTTTTAGCAGGCCGCTCAGATTCTCTCAATTTGCGCAGCCGTTCCGGGAATGTGCTCATGCTATCACCTCGATCATACGCACTCCCCAATCTTCCGCAGCAGTGCCACCAAGTCATAAAAACAATGCGGGTCTAACCCGGTCTCTTTCTTGATGCGCTCAAACCTGTAGCCCGCCGTATTTCGGTGCATATAGACCTGCCGTGCAGCCTGCTCCCGGTTCATGTCGTTTTCCGCATATGCCCTTAGCAGGGCTTTGTCATCGTTTGTCATGTTGCCTCCCATATGTCACTTTCCGCAGCTCGTGATACCGCTCCGAGAACGGCCTTAACGGTTGCTTGCCGCCGATGATCTGGGCCAGCACCCGGTCCATGTGCTCCTGCATCACGTCCGCCGCCGGGTCGTTGGAATTGAGGGCGGGCGTGTACTCCTTTTGGGTCTGCTGCCACGCCTCCGTCAGCCGCATGATCCGGTCATACCCCCACCCCTCCGTCTGGTGGAGGGTCATTTGCAGGGTGTCGATCATGTACTGTGAGGTTAGCCTCTGGGCGGCGTCTACTTTCGCCTGGGCGAATTGCTCGGCAAAGGCAATCATGCCGGATTGTTTAGCCATCCTTTCCGTCCTTTCTCTCGCCGTAGCTGCAAAAGAATGTCCTTGTGTCCAGCTCAAACGGCAAAAACGCGATGTTTGTTTTAGGACAAAATGCATACATATCTTTTCGGTTCCACACGTACAAGTGCTTACAATCCTTGCACCGTGTAACAAGTTTCGCTTTTCTCCGCAACTTATTGATTGCGGATACCCAAACCAACGCAACGGCATATATCGCCACGCCGAGAACAACTGATACCAGCACAGCACCGCCGACGATCATAAACGCCGCACCAATGGTCACCATCACGTTATCTATCATTCGCTGTCACCTCCGCCCATCTTGGCCACCGCTACAAACTCAAGAACCGTGTCCACAATCGCCCTGTCAATTCGCGCCTGCAAACTGCATTTGTCCTCGAACACAATAGGCATTTCAGATAAAGACTTGTTATAATAAGCCGTTTTGCGAACAACCCACTTGCCATCCCAAAAATCAATAGAATAGCCGCTGGATTTTGATGCCTCCATCTTTGCCGACTTTGCAGTTCCAGTTTTCACGAAGTAGCTTTCTCGTGTCACCCACGGATTTTTGTATATCTTCATTCAGCACCTCCGTTCTTTCTCTCCGCGGCTGCAAAATTCGGCTGGTGCGACCTCCATGCCGCTCATTCGACAGGTTGGAATTCCTTTCCCATTGACGTTGACCGCGACGAGGTGCTTGCAGTCCTCGCACCGTGTCACAACTACGGCATCCACGGTGGGGCAAGCGTCAACTACTCCGCTTACTTCATCCAACGGGCAAAGTACAGCAAACTCATTGTCATATAGCATATCAACCAGTTTATCAGCGTCAATCGTCCTCATGGTCAGCACCTCCGTCCTTTCTCTCACCACGAGAGCAAAAGTCATCTGCGCACATTGTTTCAAATGATTTCATACATTTGCCTTTCGGACCGCAATCTGCCCCATAAGTATCGGGGTCATCATCCCAGTGTTCGCAGTCCTTGCACCGCACCACCGGGGCCACGTCGGCGGCGGGCTGTGCGTCTACCTCCCATATCACATCTTCAAGCAGCCCACACCCCTCTTCGTCATCAACATCTGCATGAGCGTCCCGCCAATTCTCTAAAATTTTGCGTAACGCTTCCCGATCAATGTATTCAGCCATTTTCAGCCCTCCTATTCCATGCTTCAGCGGCTTGGTCTTCCGTGTCGTAAATATAAACACCGCCCAAAATCCCGCCATCGCACTCATAGCTTGCAATCGGGCATTCCGGATTTTCCTCGTGAGCGTGGTGAAGCATAAAGCCAAGCCCACTATAAGGATGTTCTCTATATGCCTCATCATGCAGATTCCCTTCGTCATCGCACAGAACAAGGATAACTTTGCCGCCGCAGAACGGGCACGGTTTTAGGTCATTCATCCTTCATCGCCTCCAATGCTTTCCCCGCCTCTTCGCGGGTGAGGAATACGGTCTTGCCGATTTCATTAACCGGTACGCCGAAAATGGATTTATCAACAAACCCGGCTACGATATCCCATTCAATGAATGTACAAAACAATTCCACGCGAATTGCCTTTACTCGGTATTCGCTTATGGTTTTTCGACTTGTAACCTCATACACCGCATCTCCCGCCTTGCACGGCAGCACCACCAGCCGCCCGTCCTTGTCGGCCTCGGCCAGTTCCTCCAACCGGGCAAGATCGCAGCCTCGGCACAGTTGGCGGAGCTGCTCTGCGGCTTCGTGATCCATGTCGATTTCCTCCGGCGTCAGCCCAGTATCTTCATAGTCGGCGAGGCGGTTTGCCGCTGAAATATAATCGTGATTCTTTACCCACACACCATAAAGTACTTTTGGGTCTGCGCAATTTGCGTCTCTTGTCGTCAATCGTTCCATCTTCTTACCTCCTCCACCGACATCCGTTACAGGCCCCCTCATGGGACAGTGTGTAATTTCCACATTTCAGGCACAGTTCGTTCCGCAGTGCGTCAATTTCTTTCGCCTGCACCTCGATCAAGTCAGCGGCTTCCGCCAGATCATCGCCCAGCGTGATCGGTGTCTCCCATTCGTTGCCGCGCTGCCATTCTGCGTGTTCCCGCAGTGCTTTTACGAGTTTTTGATCTTTCATACATCCTCCTCAAATCCGTCTAATACTTCCTGCCCCGGCAGAACGCCGTCCTCCATCCACCAGTGGAATACATCCACGCCAGAGCGCCAGGAGTATGCTTCCATGCCCCGTTCGATCCGTATTATCAACATTTTGTCAAACGAACGTATCCACGCCGCCTTGATCTCTGGGTAGCGGGCAAATTCCATGATTCTGGTTTTGGATGCCATAGGACAGCCAATGCAGCCAACCCGGCAGAACCCCTCGCTGTACAGCGGATTCATGGGTATTTTTTCTGCGCCGACGTAATCCCAAATATCTGCCGCTTGCCAGTCCACAATGGGGTTTACTACTCGCTTCCCCTTGAGCTGGCACGTTTCAAATAATCGGCGATCCTCGTCGTTATCGTTTG